GTAGCACTCTTGGCTAAAAAAACGCCCTGTGACCTATTACCCTTACGTGTGTTACAACGCTTGCAACAGGCAACAGCGTTATCGGGATTTACTACTAGCTCAGGCGCTTTAGATATTGGGATTACGTGGTCAACCTGGTCTGCATCCTGGCCACAGTAAAAGCATACGTAGCCGTCACGCTGCAGTATCTTGGTGCGAAAGCCGTCACGATATGCACGCTTTAGCCTGGGGTCACCGCGATTAGCCATTAGTAATGCCCTACCTTCTTGTGCCTATCTAACGCCTTACACATATCACCTTTATACAGCTTATGATGTGTAATATATTTTATGCCTAAGTCTATCTGTTTATAGGGATTAGTCTCAGTCATTTTTAATAGCTGAGGTATGCCGAACGCACTACTCTTAGGATTCTTAGCTTTAGGATTCCACTTACTCTCTAAACGCCATAGCGTTACCAGGCATCTATATTGCTTATCATTGAGTAGCTTCATATGAGCATATAACTTATAGCTCTCTACGTTTGGGTCATTAGCTTTTGCTGGCGTAATCCCCATTACACAAAGCACGCCCACAAGCACCAAACATCGCCTGCGAGCTATCCGCCTCAGCGGCTCGCCAGCGAGTTGTGATGCTAGCGTACGTGTCAAGTTACTGACCAGTTGTGGATAACTTGAGCGTGTTTGGCGTGTCGTCCACAGGTTTTGCTTGCCTGTGGATAACTCCTGTGGATAACTATTGCGCATCGGCATAAGTAACTAATAGGCAAACGCTCATTTTGCTACATACCTTGCATTGTAAGACTTTTACGTTAGGCGGCAGGTTATCGGTAACTATGCGTTCTAACTGCTCAGTTATCTTTTTACAGCTGCGACACTCAAAGCGTATTGACTCACTCATAGCTGCACCGCCTCGGCAATAGGCAAAAGGGCCACGGTTTTATCAACCGGGCCCTGGCTGTCAAACTCTGTTGTAGCCGGCAGTTTTTTAACCGTCCACGTGATTTTAGTTTTCTTTAAATTGAAAGCATAGATGCCCTTAGGTGTTGCATTAACGTAAAACGGCGTAAAACCCAGGCGCTCGGCCTGTTGCGTTAGGGCCTCGTATTTCTCACGCTCTAGGATTAGCTCGTCATAATGAGTATGCCTGCATTTTAGCTCTATATGTAACCTATACAGCGTACTTGTGCAGTCGTGATAATCGTATTGGTCAGCGCTCTTTTCTAAATCGCTTAGGTACCAACCCTTAATATAGTTAAATAGCTCTTGCTCGTTCTCTATCATCGGCAGCCCTTGCAAAACCATATGACGTTTTCAACCGGGTCTGATTTTTGATAACCAAACTTATCAAGCTGCGTAACCGTAGAGCATTTATCGCATTGTTCTACTTTGTACTCAGCTGCTAGCTCACCCTCTACAAAGAGTTTGCCCGTCATAGTCTGCAAGTTAATTAGCTCGTATCGCTCGCTCATACCTGCGGAGCCCAACCTGTAGAGGTTTGCATATACCAAACTGGCTCACATTGTGTTGCTTTGCTCTTTTCGATGCAGCTGTAATTGCCCCACTCTTTGCCAGTCTTGGCGCTGGTGCCTGTACGCCACACACGCGCCCCGTGCTTGCACTCAGGTTTGTTTTGTAGGTAAACACCGCCTAGCTCGTTTTTAACTGCCTCTATGGTCTGCGCTACGGGTGTAGTAGCCCATAAATCTTCACTAGCTGGCGCAACGTCTTTAGCGCTTAACGCTTCAACCTTTTCCATATCCTGTTTAGTACTACGAGCTATGCCGCCAGGTGTTAACAGGCCTATAACGCGCCCATAAGCGCTTGTGACTGCGTTTTCTACCCAAAAATGCAGATTTACGCCACGGTCTGAGCGCATTTCAAAAGCGTAATCAACAGCGCTAGGTAGGTAATCCTCATACTCTTTATAGGCCTCAGCTTTAACTAAAATATAACCTTTTGTTATATCTATATCTTCAATATAAGCAACTAGGCGCAAAGTTGGGTACTCGGTGCGCGCCCTGATAATCCTGGCGTTAACGTCCTCGTATCCTTCAAGAAAATTACTCACTTGGCAGCCTCGCTCTCGCGTAGCGCCTTAGCAATATTACGGCCACGCAGGTAACCTTCACCTAAGCCAACTTTATAGCCCATTTCATAAGCTGCATAAATAAACAAGCCCATAAACAGGCAAACCATACCTACTACAATTAAATCCAAACTATTCATTATTCGCCCTTTGTTAAGGCCGATAAAGCTACTACCTGAGTAGCCCTCTCAGCGTGTAGTTAAAGTATGAACCTACCCACCGACATAAGGCAACGCGACACGCCCTACTTAGCTAATCTGTCCTCTATGAGCATTTCGTAGATTTTATCTACCCGCACCTCTATACGCTCAACACGTCCGCGCAGGTTATGCCCGCCGTTGCCGTCAGGGCGCAGCTCAGCTAGATAATACTTAACAAGGTGCCTAACAAGCCCAGCCATAAAAGTTGCAAGCGTGGCTATCCCCAATAACAACGCTATATATGCCTGGGCCTGTGTCATTACTTGGCCTTTACGCCAAACTCACCGTTTTTAGGGTCAGCAGCTTTTAATAGTGGGCCGATAAGGCCTGCAATAAAAGCATTAGCTAATACCTTAGGGTCTGTAATACCTGAAAGGTACAGCGCACCTACGCACGATAGGGCCGCACGTAGGTAGGATAGGCCAGCGGCCTTTAGTTGCTCTTTATTCATTTTGCTCCTTAGTGCCCTTAGTTGATTTGTTTTAGTACACCAACGGTATTAGTACCCGCCGTTGTAATGGCATAAAGCCCTTCGTGGTCACCTACTAAAAGCTGCATTTTATCGCCGTTATCTAATTTATAGCCGTTTGACGTTGTAACGCTGCTATCGCCTAAATACACAATACCGCCGCCTGAATTGTGTAGCCATACGGTTTGGTCAAAGCCTGTTGAGGCTACCAAAAGTGTTGGTGTTGTACCTACGCTTACCTGTGCGCTAGTTGGCATCATCTAATCCTAACTTAGTAATTAATGTCCTGACTTTTTCAGGGCTTAGTGCTATCTCAAAGTGCATCTCGTCTTTTCTAGTCCAGTCCCCGCCCCAAGTTAGGCCATACTTTTTAGCTAAAGCTCTAATCATTGGTATTTTGCCGGCTTCAAACGTGCCTACTTTAGCCAGCGGATGTTTAGAGGCGTTAAGGTCTATAGCTGTCCCGCTGCTATGGTTGCTCAGTTTGCCTGGCACTCCTCTTACATCTCTGTAACAAAAACCCCAGTCATCTAACGCCCCACTGTCTAGCGGCTCTATTAGCTTGTTAAACTCTTTAGCAAAGTTAATAAGTAACGGCGCTACTTTTTCGGCGCAGCGCAGCTTTAGGCTTGTGCCCTCTACTTTATAGGCTTTTATGCCTATCTCATCCTGGTCTTTAGATGCAGGCCACCCGTTGTAGCTAGTCTGCAAGGGCTGCTATTTCATCTGCAGTTAGTCCGAGTTTGGCATAGACCGCCTGGCGCGCTGCCACTTTGTCAGCTGCCGCTTTCTCTTGGGCTGCCTTTTCTGCCTCTGCAGCCTTAGCATCGGCCTCACGCTGTGCCAATTCATCGGCAGTTAGCTCACGCTCGATTACTTCGCCTGTCTCGCAGTTGATTTCGATTGCTGTAGTCATATTTCTCCTTATGAGTTCTTGATGCCGTAGAGGTAAGCCGTTGAGTATTGAACAAAGTTTCCACCATTGGGAGCAAAACTAAGTGAAGAAATCGCTGAGGTTGTATTTTCCAGACCAGCGTTTATAGATGAATAAGCAGCAGTGCCGTTATTTTCTGCTACTGCATCCATACTGACCGACTTGTAACTATTTCCTGCGTAATTAGGAAAATACCACTCAGCATTAGAAAAGGTTGAAGCTGTCGCTCCTGAGTTATTTACTCCGTAAGACTCTGCCGATGATGCGCTGGCTACTGTTGAGCCGTCTCCTCTAAGTCTTTTTCCTGAATCTAAGGCTGAACTATTAATGGAACAGATAACTGCTACAACATCGGCATTGGCTCTGCCACTTAATTTGACTAATAAATCTGTGTAAGTGCTAGGGATTGAAGTGAAGTCAATACTTGAAGCCCCACCGCTTCCAACAGTTACCGATGCAATTAAAGTATATGTATTAGGCATTATGCAGCCGCGATTCCATAGAGTGTTAAGGTTGCGCCAGAGGATATATTTTGACTTCCATTGACAAGAACAACAATTTGATTGATTGCGGCGGTACTTCTCCACAATCCAACAATCGCCGCAGTTTCTGAATCAGAACCACCACCTCTTGCTAAAGCGGTTTTATATGTAGTCGTGTTGGAGTAGTTTTGTATTTGCCAAATAACAGGAGAAATTGTTGTTGATGTAATATCGATATTTGGACCAAGCATTAAAGTTTGACTTGTAAAACGAGTTGAACTTGCGGTAGTGCCATTTCCTCTTACACGGGTCATTGAATAATTACTTGCAGTATCGCCATTAAATTGCAGAGATAAATTATTAGCAGTCGTAACAGTTGTACCAGCAAATACCAAGACTAAATCCGTATAAGCCCCTGAGATGCTAGAAAAGGTAACAGATGCAGCAGCAGAACTTAGAGTGGTAGTTGCTAAGGGAGTGTATGTAGAACCAGCAGCCATTGTTATGCTCCCTTAATTCCGTATAGGGCAAAAGATGAGTATTGATTAAAAGAAGTTCCATAATTAGGTGCAATTTCAATAGATGTAATAGCAGCAGTATTCATCCATAAATTACTTAAAAACATAATACGTCCATCTGCACTGTTAGTATCAACACCGCTTAATGTTCGTGTTGTTTTGTATTTATTAGTATTTGCGTAATCCAATACATCGCTTACGCCCACACCAAATTGGCTTGCAGAAGCATTACCGCCAGCAATAATAGCCGTCCACGGAGAAGCAGTTGAAGATGCGTTGCTTGCATCGGCAGTAGCACCGTCACCGCGCAACCAGTGGTAGGCGTAGTTTGTACCGCTATCAGAATTAAACCTAAAGCGGATTAAATCTTGAACATCTGCTCTATTTGTGCGGGCTAAATAGCGCACTTGCAAATGCGTATAAGTAGCAGGGATGCTGCTAAAAGTGACAGTAGATGCTCCACCGCTGCCAACAGTAGTTGTAGCAATAGACTCATAGGAGCTAGTTACTCTCGGATAATTGGCACTAGCTAAAATGCCTAAAATTGGGGCCATTAGCTCAGGTCGCCCACAATAGTAAACGTATTGCTACCTGTGCATATAACTGTGGCAGCTGAATAACGAGCGCGTAGTACTGGGGCTGTAGATACTGCACCTGTTGAGGTAATCGTTACACCGGAACCTTGCGCAAAAGAGGTAAGACCTACGCCTATGCTTTGCACGTTAATCTGTTGCCCTGCACTAAATACGCTAGGTGGCACGGTCACAGTTACAGCTGAGGCATTAGATGTAGTTACTAACTTGTTAAGGTCAGTAGATGCCAGGGTATAAGTAGTACCAGTTTGTGCATTAAAATTAAGCAATAAAGATAAATCCACGCTGCCGCTAGCTGCCCCACCTGTAAGGCCTGAAGTTACGGCTGTGTTTACCGCTGTGATGTCACCCTGAGGCGCTCCAACCCAGGCGCTACCGTCATAATATTCAGTAGCGTTAGTATCTTTCAGGTAAGAGTATTGCCCCTCTTGTGGTGAGGTCACAGCGGCAGCGCGAGCTGCCGATGAGGCAAACACCAACACGCCTTGCATTAGGTAGCCATTAGTGTCAGCTGCCGTTAGTACTTCGCCAGTTGTAAAGGTCTTAAACCCTAATCCAGCTGCCATTTTATTGCTCCTTAATAACTTAATACGCCGCTGTCAAGCAAGCCGTATATTGCTGAGTTTAGTATAAAGCCGTCAATAATTGGCTCTAAAGTGGTAAGTGTTGTTTTCCAGCTATTAGGCGTAATGCTTTGAGCCACGCCAAACACCTGCAAAGTCTTAGTAAGCGTTGATGCCCCAGGTTGGTTAGTTGTAATAGTTACTGGGTCAAAGTAATCTAGGTTAAGGGCGGCAATTATGCCAGTATTGTAATTATCGGTATAAAGGTCTAGCTGTATCGCATCGCATCTAATACTTGTTTCAGCTCTAGATGCAACGTATGCCTTAGCGTAATCCAGGGCTACGGCATCGGTTTGCATTAGTAAGTTTTGTTGATTATAGCTATGTATAAAATACTTGTCTATGCTGGCTTGGTTGATAGCCGTTTGAGCCGTGCCGCCGCTGCGGGTGATGCTAGCTGAGTTATAAACAAGTGTATCGTCAAGGCGCCACACCGCATTAAAATAGCTAATAGCTGAGCCGTCATCGTTAAATACTGTGGGTGTAGCCCCGGTACTGCCTGCCGTTACGTTACGGTCTTGAAATACAAACGAGCCAGCCGCATCTACATACAAAGCGCCATACTCGCTAGTCTCTACAGTCTGCATAGCCGCTAGGGCGGTACGGGCTGTGCCTGGGTCTGCCTGCATTGTGGTTAACCCTGCATCTACGTCACGCATAGTAGCCGGCCAGCTAATAGCATCCAACAAGGCGTTAATTCTTGCACCGCTGAGCTGGCCCGCAGACGTGCCTGGTACCGTACTTATCTGAGCATTTTGAGCAAGTCTAAAAGCATCTACGGCTGTAATAGTGGTATAAACAACATCAAGGGCATTTTTAGGCGTACTGGTTGTATAGCTAGTAATAAAGCCAGCAAAAATAGGGTAGGTAATTGCCCCGTATGTAGCTGTAATCTGCACTTTACGCATAGGGGTTAAAAGGTTGTAATAAGGACTACTTGGGTTTTGCGGGTTAAAATCGCCGTTTTGGTCAACTATACGCATAGTAAGCGTGCCGGTTTGAAATTGGTCAGCCTGAGGATTACGCCCGCGCTTTGTCTCAATACTATCTACTACGTCAGATACATCCACAATAACACTAGCTGCATCGGCCAAAATATTGGTGCCTAATATGCCGCTATCTAAAATCATAGCCTGAGCAAAGCTAGGCCCAGTACTAAAATTAATAACGGCATTAATTACAGGCAGGGTCATAATGCCCCAGCAAAGTTAAGGTTATTGCCAAACCTATTATTTTCTTGTACGGCGTTTTGGACTACCTCAATAAGCCCGCTTGTCTTGTCTATAACCTCAACTACTACAGGTGAAGGGTTATATCCATAGCCACGGCCCACGTTCATATTGGTGCTGTAACCGCCAAAATCGCCTAATTTTCTTTGAAACTCAATAAGTGAAATATAATCGGCATAGTTTTGTTGTTCTTGTATTTCAGCCATAACAGTAGCTAAGGCAGTCACCGCTTCTGAATAATCCAAAATAGCTTGAATAGATTCATTACCCGTCAAAGGCTCTATTATAGGTTGATTAGGGAATAAAGGATTTGTAGCATTAGGGTTAGATTGGTTTGGTGTAGCTTTTACATTAGTACTGCCAGCAAGTAAAAGCATCATTTCTCTAATTTTAGCTAGTGCTATATCTAGATTTTCTTGGTCTATAAGTGATTTAGGTTTTAAACTATTTAAAATAGTGGAGATGCTTAATAAAGTAATATTTTGGCCTTGCAAAGTGCCTAATATTTTTAAATCTTCATTGAGTTGTTTAGTAGCAGCCTCAATACGCTTAATATCTTTAGAGGCTATTGCATCTTCTAATTCTAAAATATCTTGTTTAATTTTCAAACGTTGTACATCGTTAGCAATAGCTAGTATTTGTGCCCCAGTTGTTGCCTTACCCAACGCCTCAGCCTGGCCAATAAGGGCTGCATTAAGTTGGATTTTTTCCATATCAAAAACGTCTGTACCTTTGCCTAAAGCTAATTGCCCGGCAGCTATTGCCTTATCTAAAGCCGCTTGCTCTTTTTTAGATTTGAGAGTATCCGCAGCGCTTTTAGCCTGAGCTGCAGCCAATTTTGCAAGCTCTTTATTACGTTTAATAGCATCCAGCTCTGCCTTTTTAGCAGCTGCAGCTGCGGCCCGGCCTGTATCTTGATTGGCTAAGCTCATTGGTTGTTTAAAAGGCTGTGGGCCTTTAATCTCTTTGAGCAACTCAGCGGCGCGCTGTGGGCTAAAGCGGCCCAATACGTTGCCTATTAAACCAAAAGCGCCTTTAACTAGGCCTGCACCTGGAATAGTTGCTATCTGCTCTTTAAGATAAACTATGCTATCCACAAAATTAGCTAGTGACCTAGCTGCATTTTCTATGTCTGTACCTACGTTAGCTATGCCGTCACTACCCGTTAGTGAATCAATAGCGCCTAATAGACTTGTGCCAATAATCTCTGAGGCATTAGATGCTGAGGCTGAAAGTAAAGACATCTGCCCTACGTATGTATCAAGAGCTACTTTACCTGAGCCAGCAAAACGCTCATTAAGTAATGCCATAACATCGTCAAAAGACATAGCTTTTATTTCGGCTTGGGTAAGCCCTAAATTAAGTTGCTTTAATCCCTTTGTATTGCCTACATAGGCCTGGCTTAATAGGTCAACAGTTGAGGCATAATCTAATCCGCTGCCGCTTGATACATCAAAAGCTAAAGCTAAAAGCTTCTCAGTCTTAGCTACTGAGCCAGTAACTCCAGCCAACTTAGCAAAAGCCGGGCGTAACTGGTCATCTAATATGCCAGTTTGGCTTTGCATCTGAGATATAAAGCCCTCTACGTCAACAGTTGCATAAGCTAAGCCAACGTTTTTAAGACTATTAGCCAATAGTTTTTGAGCTTTAATATCCTCACTTGCTGCCTTTACGGATGCTTTGCCATAGGCTAAAACAGCCGCGGCGCTCAGGCTTACGCCTAAAGTACGGCCTAAGGTTTTAACGCTACCTGTAAGTTTTTTAGTAGCTTTGTCAGCATCAAGAAAAGCTTTTTTACCTAAGAATTGACTGGCTATATTTACAACTAAATCGGTAGCCATTAGGCGGCCCTTCTCGTATGCTCATAAAACATTTTTGAGGCATTTTCTATAGCTTTAATAACTGCAGCATTAGCCCGCCCGTTATCCTCGGCCCAGGCTCTAAAGATTAAACGGCCAGTTAACTTGCGCCCTGGGCTACCTACTAAACCCTTAGGGCGGGCGTTGACCAATTGCCCGGTACTATTAAGGTTATCTATAAATTGCTTGCCAGCGTTTGGGTTGAGTGAGTTGTTATAGCCTTTACGCTCGCCGCTAGCCTTTTCTTGATAATAGTTAATCTGAAAATCTCCAGGGCCATTATTACCGGTACGATAAACAACGCTAGCAGGTTTATAGTTAGGTTGGCCTTGTGCATTTTTACGCCCGGCAGTCTCGTAAATAGCTCCAGCTGCAGACTTATTTAGGATACGAGCTAGGGCCACAAAGCCGTTTTTATTAGGCTGAGACGGTGAAGTTGAATAAGTAATACCCGCTTTAGCTTGTACGGCATTAAACTTAGGGAAGGGCCGATAAACAAGGTTATCTGCTCCCGATATATTTTTAGTCCAGCCCGATAGTACTGCGCCGTCACTAGGCACGTATCCTCTAGCTACTGTGGTAACAGTTTTTAAAGCTGCCGCCATTTGTGTTTGGGTCTCTTTAGATAAGTCAGGCGCAAAACGTTTAAGTGCTACGCGGAGCTGTACGGCCCCTTCTAGCTCTGTTGGCATTTTGCATCTCCTTATTTCTATCGTGTATGACCTTTAACATATTTTTAAACATCTCTACGTCTAGGTCTAGCAAGTACTGGGGCGCGATTCCCGTCTCTACGGCTAACTGGGCTACCAGGTAACCAAAACTACCGCGCCCCACTATTGCGAAGGGTCATCATCCAACACCTCAACCTTAGCTAAGGTATCTAAAAATAACGCTCCAAAAACAGGCACTTCAACGCCAGCTGACCTGAGACACTCCCAGGCCAACCAGTAGACATCTGTTTGGCGTTCTTCAGTTCTAAAAACTTTGTGAAATCCTGCTTTTGCGTACAACTCAAAGGCCCACTCAATACGTGGCGTTATCTGATGCTCAGACACCGTACCGTCAGCCCTTGTTATTTTGAGTTTTGCCATTGTGTTAGCCCCTTTTCTTTATTCTCAGCTTGTTGTAATTACGATTGGTGAGTTACAAGTAAATGTAATGCTTTGTGTTGACTCGTCAGCTACAGCGCCGTTAATGTCTGTGGTGTTATTGACCAAAACAGTAGTGCTATATAGCGGGTTGGTTGCAGATGTAGCAGCGCTTGTTTGCTTTAATGTCAGCGGTACAGTTGTACCCCAGGCAGCTTGCAAAGTAGCACGTACTTAACCTGCCCGTTTGCTGCAGCTTCGCTTAAAAAGTCTAGAGTAATAGTGCTAGCCTCTAGGCCTTTAACAAACTTGT